TTCTTTTTAAGCATGAGCGCGTCATACTCATTAACTGCAACAGCTTCTTCGAGCGCATCAAGAGCTGATCCACTCATTGTCACACCAGCTTTGCCAGCAGAGGCACGTATCTCACCTTGCTGAAACTTGCCCATCCTGCGAACTCGCCTAGCCTCTGACTTACCTCTGGCCTCAGATATAGTCGCATTGTAATCAGCAGCAGACTGAGCAGCCCTGCCTTGCTGATAGCTTCCAACAGCAGACGTTACAGTCGATGCCGCCAGTAGCGTTGTTGTAATTGGGTCACCCATCTGAATCACCAATCATTTGTCGTACACCACCATATCTAAAATGATAGCTAACAATTCAAAAGGCAGCGGAAGCGTGTGTCTGACATAAACTCTGCTGTCTCGCTCCTGACCAGTTGGCCAAGCTTTAGGGCCCTTCAATCCTGTAAACAACGGAACGGCTCCATCCATGCTCATGCCTGCTGATCTAAAATCGATCTCGGTTAAATTATCTACATCCTTGCCGACATGCAAACCTGCCCCAGTGTTTAGCAATCTCAGTTGTATGCTAGTTATCTTAGCCGTTTGACCGTGAGACGGACCGTAATCCCCACCTTCCGCAATTGGCATCGTCTGCAAGTCCGATGTATAAGGCAACCCAACATGAACTTTGCTTGACGACCTATCTAATGTTATTTGCCCTGAAGATACCGTCTTATCAGGATGCGTTGAGCCATCAGCCAACACTGATACTGTCTCGCCTTCAAGGTGTGTAAGTCCTGTGATGGTGGTTGTTGCCGCGCCATCGTAAACAATACCGCAATCAACATAATGATGATCCTCTGGGTTATCTTGTTGGACGCTGTCATTCAGGTCTATGTGCTCAAGATAATAAACCGTGGAGCCGTTGACTGTTCGTTTCACGGCCAGAAATAGCCTGTCTACCACGCCAGTTCTAACAACCTCGCAATCCAATACTACAGCGTCACCGCCAAGAACCTGCCTATGCCAAGCGTAAACATTTTCGACATTATCATACGTCATCCCTATGAGTGATCCAGGGTAATCTGAATTTACATAGTAACCTTCATGCACATAGACTGGATACCATATTACAGGGTATGGTTTAGATTGGTATGCAGACCTGAGTATCCCAGGGTAGGTGATATGCTCAGACAAAACCGTTTTATCAACACCAATATAACTATCAGATTGATAGTCGTATTTCATTTCCCTGACTTTTCTGCCGCCAGACTCTACTGTCAAGGTAGCATCACCTGATACTATTGGCTGCTGCTTCTCTGATCCATATTTTGTCTGAGGCACAATTCTTATATTGGTAGGCGTAATTGCTTCATAGATACGGCTGCCTGACATTGAATACTCTCTCTGGTCAGTACCAATCAGTAAAACCCTTGATGATGATAGCCATAAAATATCATTCAACTCTTGCGATCCAATCGTGTACTGAAAAGAGTCTGAGTCAGTTACTCCTGATTTGAAATTCTCATAGTCGCCAGTTACAGAACCCCAAACGGTTTGAGGTTGGTTATAACTGCAGGCTACAATTAATCTGTTTTCGTGGATTGTCCCGCACCTTGGGTATCCTCTTAGATTAAAGTCCCAGCTTCCCCACGCCCAATCGAATGTCTCATTGCCTGAGCCAACCAACTCGTCAGGAATATACTTGATAACATCGGCAGTCATCACGGTAGAGCTGGTGTAGTTTTTTAGCTCGACGTATCCTGTGCCGCTGTGAAGGTATTCCCAGTCAACATCGCCATCGCTTAAAGTACCTCTGGTGTGCACTGGCGCCAATGTAGCGTTAGCTGCTGTCACAGTGTTGGTAGCTGCTTTGTAAACGTTACCCTCATACCTACGTTGATCGCCTATCGCAACCGTCCCGCCTGCCGCCCACTCAGTGATATTCGATATGTCTGAACTCAGCCTGATATGCAATCCAATGTTAGCCATGCCAACTGTAAATGGCGTGTGGCCAACCGCAGTGATATCTATGCCTGATCCTGATGACGCGCTGACATAAAACTCTGAGGCATCAACAGGGTTGGTATCCTGGAACGGATACCAGTCAAAATCCACAACAGACAATGTCCAGTCTGTGTCAGATGAGCTGTTCTTGGTCAGTTTTCTTGGCTCGTAAGCACGATGAAAAATATACATTACATCGCCAGTTTGAACGAAGCTAAGAAACGGCAGGTAAGCAGCAGAGTAGGTGGTAACTACTTCAAATGGAGACGGGCCAGACATAATCTGATCGCCTGATGAATCAAAAAATCTAAAATAACTGTCACCAATCTCTATCAGATAGGCGTTACCTGTGGTGTCTGTGAACGCTTTAAGGAACGTATATGGCCCTTGCTTTAAGTCTGCATCGTAATAGCTGCCTGTTCTTTTTATTGCTGAGCCCTGTACTGTTGGTATCATGTTCTGCAACAGATAGCATCCAGATGAAAATTTATCAAAATCAAAACGACTGGCAAGGCGAGGGCTTAACTCACCCGCATTGAAAGCGTTCTGAATATGATTAGACTTACCCATCAGTATCTCGCAGTTATCCAGTCGTCTTCTTTCAGATTACTTGGTGAACCCTCTTGCGAATCCAGAGTTTTCGCTGCTGTAATCACTCTCAAAAAATCATCGGCCAGCTCTTTCTTTTTTGCTGTGCTTTGGGTTATTTCTTCGCAGATATCGTAAGCAAGCCTGGTCACTATGCACTCGACTAACATTGGGCTGAATAAATTAGGATCAGTGATGGCTTTTTTGTAGCGTATGTTTAACGACGTTCCTTCGTCAGTGAGAATCTGATCTGATTCAACGATCCAATCGTAATCAGTATCAACCTCAAGAACTTTTGTGCAGTCACCTGGCGTTTGGTAGGCGTAGGCGTAAGTGTGCGCTGGAGAGCCAACAACAGGAGCGAGAATTACTCTGCCTATCGTGCAATTCCACGGATGAGAATCAAGCACAAAATCTCTCACATAGGGGTAGGCAAGATTGACAGAGTCAGACTCTCTCGTCCCGTCAGAAAGCGAGGTGATACGCGCAGCGCCAAGCTTGTTGGTCAGTGCTCTATTGCAGATATCAACAACACTTGTCATCGTCCCAAACCTCGTTTGACACATCCTCTAAGATATTGGCAAGGATGTTTGTAAAAAATGTATACGTTGGCTCTAGTGCTTGAGATTTTCCAACGTATGTTGTTTTCTGTGTCGGTAAAATTAATCGTAATACAGAGTCGAACGATCCCTTTGCTGTTGCGGCTTCTACTTTTCCCGAGTAGCTTGAGTCCTGCTGCGGTAAAAAACCGCGTAAAGTACTCATGTAATAACAAACGTGTCACCGTTGCCAGGGGCTTCGGTTAACGCCGTGAATGTGAGTAAACCGCTAGTCCCAGTGTAGTCCGTAATATCTGTTTGCTGTCCAGCCAACGCTCCAGTCTTAAACGTTATCAATCTGCCTATGTAATGATCATCAGTGGTTTCGCTAAGATCAGTAGTCATCTGCGTTGTGGAAAGCGTACCTGTTTGAGCCGTACCAGTAACGACAGAATCCATGGCTGCCTCTAGCCTGTCTGCAGCAACCGTGTCTCCTGAAATTGCTGTTACATCAGAATCCATTTTCCCCGACACCAGGGCTGCAGGTAATCTCGATTGGATGTCTTGCGTATCGGCCTCAACCCGATCAACAACAACATCAAGTGCTGCAATGTCGGCTGGTATTGAGGTCGAGGTGTCAACAAGGATTGCATCCACGTTTGAATCTATTGTTGCGAGTGCCGCTGGTAATGTTGTTCCTGTATCTAACAATATTGCGTCCACGTTTCCATCAATAGTGGCTAGGCTTGCTGGAAGAGTAGTTCCTGTATCTAATAGAATTGCATCTATGTTTGAATCGATAGTTGTTAACGCGCCTGATTCTGGCAAGTTATCAGTAACAACTTTTATTGCATCAACCACCGTGTCAACAGTGGTTAAAGCTGCCGCTGTTGCAAGTGATGCGTCAGTTATCGCTGTGTCAACTTCTGCGTTTATTTGCGACATAAAGTTGGTGTCAAAAGGATTGCCTGATCCAGCTCTGGTGAACGCAACCCCGTCACCTGCTCCAGAGCCAGCAAGCAAAATGTTTGCCGCACTGTCAGACCTTGATATGCTCAACTGACCAAGAGATAGAGTCTGCCCACCTGTTCCATCAAGCATAGTTTCTAAATTGTCTGCAGCTGTTGAGTCGCCAGAAATTTGCACAGCATCTGCTGACGCCACGCTATTTGCAACAGCTAGTGTTTGCCCTTCTGTTGTTTCAGGTCTATACAGTTCTATGGTTCTAGTAACAGGTGCCATTCCTGCGTGTGTAATGTGAAAACACATTTCCTCTGTGTCATTTGACGAGCCCAATGTTGTGTCTTCATCAACTAATAATTCATAAACACCTGGCATATTTGATGCGTCTGTTTCATTGATAGTAGGGGTAGTCATTACTGCCGCAGCCCCTCCATTCCTTGACCGATAAACCGTGAAGGATGACAGCCCAGTCTCTCTTGATGAGAAATCTGTGGAGTCAACCGCCACCATGTGCTGCCATCATCAAACGATCTTTGCACAGTGACTGACGCGCTGCCAAAACCAGACAGCGAAAGGTTGAAAGAGCCTTGAAGTCTGGCGCTTGAGCTTTGCCCTGTCCCAGCAAAGCTTCCGCTAATTACAGCTATGCTCATGCGTTACGAATCTCTTTGATTGCTTCCATTGCTCTCTTGATGGCAAGCAGAATTTCGTTAGTGCTTAACGTATCGTCGTAGTGTACGCGAACAGTGTTTGTCACTGAACCTGATGCTGTCAGAGAAACAGAGCCGCGCTCTGTGGTGCTAGAAACATCTACGTATTGAGTAGCCATATCATAAACCTCAAAAAATATGGGGCCGAAGCCCCTGGCATTAATCTACTACTATCTCTGCCTTAATGCTTACAGTCCCAGCTGCAGAACCAACGGTATTGGCAGTAATTACCATATACACATCAGAATCCCCAGCTGCTTCTCTAGCTGCCTCAAGGCTAGCGTAACCTAAGTCTTGCCAAACCTTGTTAGCAATAGCGCCCTGATCTTTAGCGCCAGTCCCTGAAAAAAGAACGCTAGTCCAAGTGGCAGATGCAGAACTAAGGTTAAGGCCGTCAGCTACAATATCAGCATCTACAACAGCGCCTAAATCACCATCAGTGATAAGGTAAAAACCAATATCGTAGTCAGTGCCGCCAGTGATAGCGTCATTTAATACCTTAACATCTGAAATTCTTGCGTCTAACGGTACAGGAAACAGAGTAAAAGTATCGCCATCATTGTCAGCCGCCTCAATCTCAAACGTTTCTTCCATTACTCGCAACTTACCGTAAATCTGAGCAACGCTCGCCACCACAGAAGGGGAAGCCTCAAGATTAGTTACAGTAGTTGAATCATGATTAGCCATTTCCAATTTCTCCAAATAGCTTTTTGAGAAGATTTATAAATACAACAATTAATCAACTCTCAGTGCATAATATCTCTACAACTTTGCCTTCCTCAGTACGAGTCGCACCGAAGGTAGCGCAGCTGTAGACTTGCGTTGCGTAATTTTTATCGGCTCGGTCTTCGATCTTGGAAGTTACATCTTTCCACAAACCTAAGTGCAAACCAGACTTGGCCCACGCGATAACTCGTCGAGCACTTGCCCCATCCACACCTAAACGCTCACAGTGGATGAACTTGAAACCCATGAACGTGTCAACTTCTCCAGCCACTAATGCCTTAACGCTGTTGTAGTCATACGATCCAACTTCAGTGCTGTTGAGCATGTCGTCGATCTGAGCTGCTGTGACTGCAATAAACAGCGGGTCGAACGATGTGTCTACCTCGTTTGCCAATAAAATTTTCTTGGCTTCACGCAGCTTGGCAACAGTCAAACCTGCCGAGCCTGATGCAATCTGCTGGTTCGAGGTATCGAAACCAGTAGTGGTCGTACCGTCTTCACCCGTCTTGTTATCGCCAAGGGCCTTACTGATGATCTCATCATCCATCGCACGACCGATTGCCATAGCCTGGTTCATTGCGTAGGGAGACTGAGGATCGATCAACATGCGAAGTTTATCTTCGTCATCGATCAGATCAGCGATACGGTAATCCAGCGGATTAACCCATCGTGCGTCATGTGGCGTTTCGATTAATGGTGTGTCGGCATGGCGAGTTGTGCGCCTTTGAGCAACAACCTGACCAATTTGCTCGACAATTTTTGCTGACTTGCCCGTGTAGGATGAACTCATTACATACGGACGTAATTTTGAACCGCGCTGCTGGAGCAGTAGCGAAACGTTATTCGCATACTGTTGGACAAACGCAGTGGTGACTTGCTGACTCATAATTCCACCTGTCTGTTATTTGTTTAAACCAAAACTTATGGCTTATCCACATAACAAACAGGTGGGGCCGAGCATTATTATGCGTGGGCTCTACTGGGAGTTATCCACAGATATTTTTCTTGTACCAGTTTTCTTATTATCTGTCAACGGTTCGTACAGTTTTTCAAACGCCTGTGGTGGCATAACCATCACTTCACCATTATCAACCAACACATAATCCATCGGCCTGACTACAACAGGCCCCTTCATTGGGTGAAAAATATACGCAAGCTTCCTGGCGTAACCGCCAGTTCCTTCGTTGCTTTTTAGCTGAACACCGGGGAGTTCAAACGGCTTACCTGGCCCCTTGTACTGGTCAGCATCAATAACATTTAACTTGGTTTGGAATTTCATGGATAGGCCGCCTGCATTAGTTTGGTGAATTTCTCAACTGCAATTTTGTCTCCAGACATGTATTTGTCCATGAACTGATTATCAAGCTTTAGCTCATTAATGCGATTAATCGCCTCTGCAGGACTCATCACAAAACCAGACTCTCTTTGGCCAGACTCAAAGCTATCCTCAGACAGGGCCCTACCAATATCATACATGCGCTCAAACACTTTTTTCGGACCAAGCGCAGACTGCATGGCATCCAGGTCTTCAGTAGTAAAACCAAACTGCTGAACAGCTTTTTTTGCAGCGTTCATGTTCGCATCATACGCACTTCCCCAGTCGCTTTTAAGCGAGTGCATCTGGTTGGTGAACTCGACCTCCTGATCTTTTTTCTGCGTTTCGGTCAGGCTTCCACTGTACTCGTTAAATCCTTCTAGCAACGTCTTGGCCTGAGACTGGCTTAGCCCAAGCTTATGTGCCTCCGAGCGGAACCAATCAACGGTTTTACCGCCCACTTCCCCAAGATCATACTTGTCCGGTGATTCCGGTCTACCAAGCTTGCTGTAAAACTCTGAGGCATCCTCGCCTTCCTTGGGAATCGTCACCGTTCTGCCTGCGCGATCATGCCCCATGAGCTTTTCCAGATTGCGATAACCATTAATTAAATCACCTGGCGCTTTCCATCCCTTGTTTTCGAGATAACCCTTGGTGTCAGTATCAACCTCACCATACCAAGGCAGGTCAACGTTACCCGAGGTTTCTTCGGACGTTGCTTCTTCACTCATCAAACATTCTCCAAATATCATCATCAGTTATGTTCAGCATGGACTGTATGCGTAAAAACACTTTCCTCAATCCAGTGTTGTGCGCCATTTCAAGCGCATCCTTGCTGAACCCATCTTTGCCAGTACCGCAAAACTTGGCCAAGTCTTTCAGAACTTCCTTACCCATTGGGCCATCAAACGTAGCCTGGTAAGCTCGCCTCATGGCGTCTATCTTCTTAACGCTTTGCTCACGATCCACGCGCACCTCCTAGCATCGCCTGCGCCTGGGCAACGTCCTTGATCGCCGTTGCCGCAGGTTGCGCCGTTTGCGCCATTGCTGCCATTTGCTCTTGCTGCTCCATCTGAGCAAGCATTTGCTCGACCACTTCTGGAGACCTGAGTGCTTTTGCTGGGACACCATTCACCTCCGCTGTGATACGAACAATCTCCTGCGGGTCGAACGCCATCAACACTTTCGGATCATATTGCGCGAGGGGGGCGATAATCTCCAACGTTCTGCTGATTCCTGTGACTTCTTCAGCGCGTTGCAACCTTGACAGCGGGGAGTCGTATACAATGTCGTACTCACCTTGAGCCTCCATCATCACTGGCGGCATGTCTGGCAAAACACCTTGACGCTGCAGAATATCAAGTTCCCTTTCAATCATCGGGCCAAGACACTC